TAAAGAGTAATTAAGTTAGATGCGTTTCTTGTAAGAACTAAATTTATATCTGCAATAAAAGTTCCTTCATCTAAAGACAAATCAACTAAGCTACCATCTGTTGATACTCTTAAAGCTTCTGAAGTCATAATTTTTAAAAATTCAGCAGGTTGGTCGTTAGAACCAATTACAGCTAAATTAAGTGCGTCAGGCTGTAACTTTATACCAACAGTAAAAGCACCACTTAATGTAATATCACTAGCAGACTGCAAATTTTGAGTATCGGCTGCTGTAAATTCTATATCCCCTGAATTATAAGCAGGTTGTTTGTTTACTGTAGCTTGTACCATATCAAAACTATTAGAAGAACTATCAGCCCAAGCAGAAACATCTGAGCCATTTAAAGTAATTCCTTCTTTGTTTTTATACCAAGCGACTAAATCAGCACCTTCACTATCAGGTGTCCAACCACCCATAGGTCTGTTAGAACCCCCTATACTCATTCCTAATTTAAGTGCTAACATTTCTTATTCTTTATACCCTATACCAACACCACTTGTTAAAGTGATTGCAGTTACATTCATAAACAAAACAGTTCCCGCAGGTAAAGTCGTTTGTAAAGCTGCTTCACCTGTTGCGTCTGCTACTGTTATTGAAGCTACTACACTTTCAACAGGGAAGTGAATACAATACCAATCTTTACTTGTTTGAGCTGCTGTTGTGAATATTTCTGTGCCACCATTTTTACCTAGTTGCTCAGTTAATAATTGTTGTACATTTTCTATTGCCATTTTTTATTTTTTATTGTCCGTAATATATGTAATTCGTTCCACTCGCTTCTTGCCTTTGTGTATATCTAACTTGTTCTTCTCCTGATTTTTCTGTTACAAATAATTTACCTATTTCAACACAACCTTTTATTGTACCATAAACTCCTGATTGGTCAGAAGCTGTACCTGTTTCGCTTTTAGGAACTGTTGTATCAGATATAACAACTGAAGCTCCATTAAAACTAACTTCGTAAACTTCGTATTTCCAATAACCATTAGGTAAGAAATTTATTGAACCCTCAACTATATTTTCAGTAGTGTTATGTCTTAGTGTAATATTTGTGTATCTATCTCTTATAGTTTCACTACGACCATAAGCATATTTAACACCTCCGTCCATATCATTTGTAAACTTAAACAAGTGCCTTATTTGTGTTCTAGGCACAGATGTATCTATTCTTACATCTTCTGTTGTTACATTAAATGAATAAGTAGCGTCTTTGTAATTTAATTGTATCATTCTACTATATAATAGAAAAGAGTTGAATTTATTTGTATTCAGTTAGTATTAAAAAGAAAAAGGTGAGCAAAAGCCCACCCCAATCAAGAAAATATGATAAAGACTACTAAGAAGTAACGATAGCTCCCATTGTAAATGCTGCATTGTCAAATGGTGTTGTAGTGTAGTCAGCAACTAAACTCATTGGCTCTTGCTCCATTCCGTCAAGTGTCCATTCGTAACCATTCCTGTCTGCCCAAGCTGCTCCTGAAGCGTTTGTACCTGCGTTCAAGTGCATACCATTCTTAACACCTAATGCAAGAATAACATTATTTCCACTTGCTAATCTTTGATTTAATTCTGCAAAAACGACAAGCTTAGATTGTGCTAATGCTTTTAATTCGTTCTGATCTTCTTTTGTCAATTTGTTTAATTGAATTGTAATAGAAGGAGTGTAGTATATCGTTCCTGCGGTTGTATCGCCGTTTATTGTTTCAGTAACACTTGCAGTTCCTTTTGGTAAAGAATATCTGTAAAGTCTCTTATCTGCCATTTCAATATCTGTTACTTGCCCTGAAGCTACTACTATTCCTGTTCCATCTGTAGGTGCATCAAATTCATCATAAACACCAAAAAAAACATTTTTTACACCTCCTAATGATCTAGAGCAATCAAGCCCTCTACCTTTTGTAATTACTGTACACGCCATTTTTTTTATTTTAAAAGGTTAAGGGAATGGTTTTTACACCACTCCCGTTTATTTGTTTTATTATGATACTAATACTGTATCAGCTCCAATACCTACTTGTACACCCCCTGAATATTTAGCAACTACACGAATATTGTCGCTCCCATCAAGAGTACTCATATCCATTAATCTGATACTAGTTTGGTCACCTAAAAGGTCAGTTCCAAAGAATAAATTAGATTTTTCTGCTGCTACTAAAACATCATTAGACATTCCTGTACAAACGGCAATTTTTATTCCTTCAAATACAGCGTCATAATCTCTGTTCATAGAATAAGCGTTTACATATCCTAAAGTAGAAATAGCAGAAATGTATAATCTGTAAGATTTTGGACTCATATAGATATATAAATCTTCTTTTGTATATACTGCTGTAGGAATAGCTGCTGTACACGCTTGTAAGTTAGCGATAATATTAGTAGCGTCATAAGCAGTACCTGCACCCCCTGCGTTAGCTACATCATTAACTGTTGCATCTGCAACTAAAATTCCAACTGCTGCTGCCGAAGTTACAAAACCTGCCCATTCTCCTGCTGCATTTGGTGCTGCTGTATCTCCATTCCATATAGTGTTTTCTGTATCATCTGCAATAATATCAGCTAAATAAGAAATTACATAGTCATCAAAACTTGCAGGTGGTGGTGCGCCTGCTCCTGCTCTCATTTGCATTGCTTCCCAAGAATCTAACAAGTCGCCCTTGCATAAATCTGTATTGATTTGTCTATTAGAAGGTGTAAGCACATTTTCTGTAAGAGCTAATGTACCTGCTCCTGTAAAATTACAAGACGCTGCCATTACCATACCTGTTGCATTCATCTTCTGTATATTACTTTTAAATTTGATATTTTCAATCATTGTCAAGTACTCCATAGAAGTAGCTTGTCTTAACGCTTGAGATACATAGAACCCTGCGCTTTTACCCGAATAGTTCGAATTTGTTGTTAAAGCCATTTTTTTTTATTTTTTAATTATTATATAAGTTATACAAGTATTTCTCTTGTTTTGTCATTCTTCTTAAATCTTGCTTAGATAGTGTTCTCTTTTCTGAGCTGAATTTATTTGTATTTAAAGATGTATCAGCAGGTTTCTTAGCTAATTCTTCTTTTAATTTTTCATTCTCAGCTTTTAATTCTTCTACTGAAAATTCAACTACTTCTGTAGTCTTAGTTGTTACTGTTCTAGGGTTTTCTGAAGGCTCAGTAGTTTCTACTTCAGTAGTTTCTTCTGACAATTCTTCTTCTCCTTCTGCACCTCCTTTCATTTCTTCAATAACACTTTCTAAATACTCAATTCTTTTTTCTAATGCTTCATATTTAGATGTTTCTTCTTCTTCCTTTGCTTCTACTTCTTCAGCTGCTTCAACTACTTCTTCTTCAGCAGGAGCTTCTTCTTCTTCAACTACTTCAGCTTCACCAACTGTAGCAATAACACCTGCTTCTTCAACTACAAAAGTTACACCATCTTCTGTTTCATACTCACCGATTGGTAGTTCAATAGTCGTTCCGTCCTCAGTTAAAACTGAAATATCTACACCCTCAGCTAAAGCATCTGCTGTTGATACGATAATAGTTCCGTCCACTAATTTTGCTTGTACTTCAAACTTTACTTCTGAAGAAAGTCCGAGTGCTTTTAAGATTTGTTCTTTTAGTTCCATAGTATATAATAGATTAATATTTAGTTTGTTTGATTTTTAGATTTTATTAGGTTTACAGTATTTTCTTTAACATTTCATTCCAACCATTTAAAGCATTTTGATTTTCAAACATTTCATTAATCAATTTATTTGCTTCATTATATCCTTTCACATCATTTACAGGTACTCCTAATTCTTTTGCTTGAACCTCTATTTTATTCAAGATTTTATCACTTTCTTTCTTCAATGTACCTGCTTGTCTTATAGCACCTCTAGTAATTCCTTCTGCATCAGAAATTACTTTTTTTACTTCTTTAAATTGAGTTTCTGCTTTTTCTCCCCATTTAAAACCGTCCTCTTGTAAGCCAATTATTCTTTTAGCGTCACTAACTATATTTTTTAAATCATCAGCAACTCCCAACTCAACCTTCTCAGCCTTTAGTTCAGTTTTGTTTTCTCTTATTAGCTCGTTTAAAGCACTTAGTATTTGTTCTTGTGTTGGTTGTTTCTTGTTCATTTGTTCAAATTTATTAGTAAAGTAGCCTTCAATTGAAAGACCTTTCAAAGTTCCATCTTTAATTTTGCTCCAAACCTCATCATTTTCAATTTTCATTTTCACGAACCAAGTGCCGATTGGCAAGTCAAAGCCGTATAAATTAGACTTATCTTGTTCACCTTCCTTAATCCAACTTTCAATTGTAAGAACTCCTGAAACTCTATCAGTATGTTGCTCAGTTGCTTTATGGTGATTGTTATGTTTTAAATATAAATGTGAAGCCTTTTTTACAGTTTCTTTAGAAAAGTAAACATAATATTCACTATCAGTATTAGGGTCATATCGGAATATTTGTTTGTTAGGAATCAAAGCAGGAGAAATTAATTCTCTTTTTTCTTCATCTACCTTTGCAAAAGTTAAATTGTTCTTCTCTTTTGAGAAATAAACAAAGTCTTGTTCTATTGCAGGTGAAGTAACTAAACTAATTGCGTCAATTGTTAATGCTTCGTTTTCATCACTTATTACTAGCTCTACGATACTTGTTTTCTTTTTCATATTAAATGTTCTAAAGTTCCGTTACCTCCTATTCTAATTATTGTATCAATCGTTTCTTCTGTAAATGGTTTCATAATATATTTTTTACAAATATACTATTTTATAGAAGAAGTTGCTTTTAAAATCTCTCTTATTGTTTCTCCTGAACTTAAAGCCGTTTTATAAAGTCTTTCAATATCATTAGGAACATCTACCCCTAATTCTTTTGCTGCTCTTTGAACTTTTGCCATTTCGTCTATTACTTTTTTTAGCCACTTTTCTCCTGATTTACTTGCACTTCTTGCTTCTGTTGCTGCTTTAACAACTGTATTGTATTGTCTTTGAGCTTCTGATGAAAAATCGGCTGCTGTTATTACAATTTTTTTTAAGTCTTGAAGCATATCTAACTCAATTCTTTCAACTTTACTTAAGTTAAATTCGTTTACTTCTTTTTCGTATTCTGCAAATGTTTTCTTTCCTATTGGTGTTGGCTTGTTCATAATTTTAATTTAAGGTTGTAATTAAGGTTCTATTATATAATAGATTATTTATTGCTTTATTTGATTTTAGATTGTTGCCCTTCTTCTAATATTTGCTAATTGGTCTTGACTGTTTGACATTTCATCTGTTACTACAAATGCTTTAACAGGCTCAGGTGCTTGACCACCTCCTAATTCAAATGCTCCTGACATCATCTCAGGTGCAGGTGCAGAAGCTCCCGCTGTAGGTACAGAGCCACCACTTGGAGCAGAACCACCTCCTCCATCTGTTGCTAAAATAGCTTTTACATTAGCTAAACCTGAAGCAATAGCTGCTCCTGCTGCAACACCACCTAAAACAGGACCTACTACAGGAATACCTGCCATAGAAGCATAAGCTGCTGTAGCACCTTTATAAGTATCTATTGTAGCTTGTGTAACAGCCATAGCTTTACCTGCTGCTGTTTCTTCACCTAATATCTTGACCATATTTCCTGCCGTTTGGCTCATAATATCTAATTGAGCTTCAGATGACATTTTAGCCCAAGTTTCTTTTTCCTTTTCGTACTTCTTTTTAATTGCTGATTGGTCGCTTTCAAACTTTTCAGTAATAGCAGTTGTATCTTCACCTGCTTTACGAGCCATTTCTATTTTTAAGTCATAAGCTGTTTGAAGTTCTGCTAATTCTAAAGCCAAACCCTCTAATCCACTTAACAACAATTCTCTTTTTGTTTCTCCTAATTCTTTTTCTAATGATACTTGATTAGTAAGTTGCTCTGACTGAAATCCTGTTATTTGTGCTTCTACTGCTTTTCTTTCATTAAGAGCTTCTGTTAAAGCTATAAGGTTTTCTTGACTTTGGTTTTTATTAAATTCAACTTGTGCTGCATTAACTTGTATATCAACTAGTTTCTGCATTTCAACTCCCTGCTCTTTTAGGACTTCACCTAACTTTGTATTTGCTTCTATTCTTTCTGCAAAAGTTTTAGTTTCATCATCTCTTACCTGTCTAAGTTTTTCAGCTTGTCTATCGTATTCTTCAATCAACCCCTGAACTTGTACTTTAGCTAATTCAGCTGCTTTATTTAATTCTATTGTTGCTGTTGCTGCTTCAATAGTTGTTGAAACATAATTTTTAATAGTTTTGGCAACTTCTTCGTAAGATTTATCTACACCTGTAAATACATCTACTGTTTCTTTTCCTGCTTCTTTTATAGTTTCAAAAGCTGCACTAAATTCTCCTTGTATTAACTGACCAAAAGATTTAGCAACTAATCCCATAACCTCTAAGGCTTGATTAAATCTGTCTATAAATGCGTCTTTAATAGTATCTCCAAGCTCCCTAATTTTTTCAGCAGGATTCTCAAACATATCTTTAAACCAACCTGTAACTTTTCCTACATTTCCTGATAAGAAACTAAACAGGTCGTTAAATGCTATACTTAAAGATTCCATAGCAATACCAAAAAGGTCTACTACCCTTTGATTTTTACCTAATACTTCTTGAAAAATCTCAAAAGCTTTATTTAGTAAAAACACAACCCCTGAAGCTTTAGCTAAAGCCTTAAACCCAACTGTTAATTTCTTAACTCCACCTGCTGATTTTTTACTTGCTTCACCTACACCTTCTGTTTCTTTTCCTAATTTCTTGGTGCTTTTTGTAGCTTTATCAATACCCTCTGAAACTTCTCCTATGTTTGATTTTATTTCTGCTTCTATTATTTCTTTGCTCATTTTAAAAGTCTATATTTGTTCTTAATTCGTGTAAGTAAATTGTTGCTGACCATAAGTTGTTTATATTATTTCTATCTGATACCTCTATTGTTACACTAGGTATTCCATCTGTTGTACTATCTACAATTGAGAAACTACCATTGACTCCAATTTTTGCAGTATTTCTTGTAACTCCTACATCAATCGTTATAGCTCCATTTCTATCTGTTTGTATAGCTCCTCTTTGCAATCTATAACTAAAATTCCCTGCCGTTCCTGAAGAACCTCCTGTTTCTAATCTTGTTACATAAGCAGTATAGCCTACAATGCTATTTGTTTGTAAAGTAATAAATTCACTTGTTATATTTTGTACTGTTAAATTAGTAGCTGTATTATCAGTAGTTGATCCACTTAATTGAACTTTTGAACTCTGAGCATAGCCTGACACTTCAGGAGTTCCAAAGAATCCACCACCTAAAACAACTTCTCCCTGTCTTATTATCTTGCCCATTTTACCTCCTACTATTGAGCCGTTGTTTATCCCTACTGACGCTTCACCTTCTTGTCCTGTAATTAAAATATTGCGATTATCTCCTTTTGTTATATTACCCTCACCATTTAAAAGTGAGTTTTCTGTTCCTACTAAAGCTTCACCACCCCTTACATTGTTTGATTTATTATTAAGTAGTGCATTTACTTTATTACTATATTTGAAAGCAGAACAAACTCCTAATGTCTTATCGTACTTATAGCCATACGCTTCACATTGTAATTGATTAGGGGGGAAGTCGTGAGTACCATCAGTAAAAGTTACCTCACCAAGTCTATTCGTTTCTTTTGGTTTTACTTTAAATCCTTTTTTGTAATCCATTATGTTATAAGTATAAAGTCCACAGTTGATAAATCGTTTGGTTTGTAGTTTATTTTGTCCACTCTATATTCCCTATTCTTGATAAATACTTTATCATAGAAATTGAAATTTGCAATATCGTTTGGAGTTAATAAAACTTTTAATGTCATAGACTTTACATCAGGACTATAAAGCTCCTGAAAGTATCTAGCATAGTAAGTTGAGTAAAGATTGTTTAAAGGTGAGACTCCCATTGATGTACCTATTAATTGACAAGCACCAAAGTTTAAATCGTCATCTGTTGATGTAGCAGGTACAGCTGAAGTATGAGAAAATAAACTGTAAGTAGATTTATTAGAATCACTGCCTCCGTTTTGAGCAGGTACATAAAAAGTATCTGAAGCTGTATTTACTCCTGTATCAATTAAAATTCTAGGAAGGTTTTTAATAGAGCCAAATTCAGTAACTTCTTCATTTGAACCATAAATAGAAGGTATTGTTAATTCAGGTGTATCATCAAACAAGTCTTTCATAATTGTAGCAGCAAAAGGACTAGCAATAACCTCATCTTCACCTGACAATAAATCTAACTGTGATGAATCAAGTATTAAACTTCCGTATAAATAACCTCCTGTAGCTAATTTATAAACTCCAAAAGGATAATCGTCCTCATCTTCTTCATATTTGAAAACAACCCTCTTTTTTAAATCTAATGCTTTTAATTTAATATCTGAAACATCTACTTTATGCGTCCAATCTAATGTAGTAACATCATCACTAAACACATCATTATAAGGCTCTATAAGTATGTTAGAAGGGTTTTGTTTATCTTGTAGTGTTATAAGGTTAAACATTGTAAATAATCCTTTTAAGAAATCCCATTGTACCATTTCACCTCTTGCTGCGTCTAATAGAGTAGGAACTTGTACTGCGTTATTGTTGTAATAACAAGTTAAATAACTATACCCGTTATCTGAAATATACATATCACCATCACTATTGTAGGTTCTTGCTTCCATTTGTATATAATCACCATTATTTAATACAGTTTCATAAGTTCCTGTCATATCTGCCGTATCTCCCGGATCTATAGATAAGGATTGTTCTTCAAACACCTCTAAAACACTATTATTTGAATTGAATTTACATACTCTTACTGTAGATGTCCAAGTATCTACATTTGTACCACCTTTATTTTTCAATTCTATTTTATAACTACCTGTAACTGCTAAGTTGTTTACATCAGATTGTAGTCCATACCAACTATTATTCCACAAAGCAGTACTACCACCTCCTGCACCTGTTGTTAATGGTAAGCTTACAGGTACATTTGTCCAAGAAGGCGATTGAGCAATATATGTTAGTGAAGCTGAAGTGTCTGACTTTCTTCTTGTAAAATCATTTCTTAAAGGTGCTGAACCATTTGGTTCTTCACCCCAATTAAAGTCCATAAATAAATTACTGAAATATGAACTGTCAAAAAATGCAGATGAGTATGTAAATCCTGCATCTTTAAATATATTATCTACTAAATACTTGACATTTATAAAAGGTCTAAATCCATCTTCTAGTCTTTTTAAAGACGGTCTACCTGATGTTGCTCCATCACTCACTTGTGCTGATGTTGCATTTCTTCTAATGCTACCTGCCCAATTTAAAAACGGGTACTTTAAAACAGAAGTAGTAGTATCACCTGCTGCTCCTGCAAAACTATCAGCTTGTAATGGGTTTAATAAAGGCAAAGCACCTGTTTGACTTGCTTCTATTGAAGTTAAATTATAAGTATGGTCTAATTCTGAAAGATTTAAGTCTGCAAATGTCAAGTCTTTCATAGCGTCCATAAGTGCTACTGAATCTGAGTACAAGTTTACATTATAACTTATTTCACCTTTTTTATCTACAATATCAATTAGTTTTAAAAATCCTTCAAAGACTATAAAGCCATTTTCCTTCAACATTACAGATGTTTTTTTATAAGGATTAAAAGTATAAGCTCCTGATGCTTTTGTAACTTCAAATAAATTCCCAAATATTCTATTATTCTTTTTAGTAGCAGGTAAATGAAACGCTTTTGAGTAAGATTGAGTTTTAGTAGCTACATCTTTAAAATCATCAACGCTTAAAGTTAAAGGTATCGTTTCATCTTCGTAAAGATCTAGAATTTCCTGACTTAGTAACTCATAAGGCGAAAAACCTTCTGTTGTTGTGGTGATAACTTCATTTACAGATATGTTATCTATTACAATAGGCACAGCAGGATTGATGTGTGGGTCAAAAGTATCTACATAATGTAAGTGAATAATAAACTCATCTCCATAATTTGAGTTCCATTCAATTTCTTTTACAGTTGTGTTATAAAAAGCTTCAGCTGTAGGAGCTGCTTCAAACCATAAATTAACACCTACTTTTTTCATTACCTTAATATATAAGCGACCAAAGTGTGATGACGCATTAGGAGTAAAATTTATTGTTAATCTATAAACAGTTTGATTAGTAAGACCTATAATACGCTGATAAACACCTCCATACGGCTGACTTCCTGTTGTGTAATCTGCATTGTAAATATAAAGTTTATTTCCAATTTGAGCAGGAGCTGTTGGCTGTGTGTATGTAGCAGGATTTATATACCTAAACCAAGTGTTAGGCGTCATAAGATTACTTGGAAGAAAGCTAAAAGCAGGTGAGTTTTGTTCTAAATTTGAAGAAGGAATAGAATTGAAATTTAAACCATCTACAACATAATTAGTTGTTCCAAGCGTTGTAGTTGTCGTGCTAGTTACATCAGGTGTACTTTGTGGTGCTATTATTAATTGTACGCTCATTATACAGACTGTGTTCTTTGGTTCTTAGTTCTTTCTACTTCAAAAGTATATTGAATTAGTTTATCATTTGCTATTGTCTTTCTAGTATGACTTGAAGTTGTTAGGGTTACAGGCTGCACATATCTTCTTAAAGTACCACCTACATCTGATTGATAGCCATTTAAAATATAAACTTCAGGACTGTTTATTAGTTGCTCTAGCCAAACAGATTCGTCTTGTGAAATATAATCTGTATTCATTTTTATTTTCTCTTTTGTGTCTACTTTATAATTCTTACGACCTCCACTAGAGCCGTGTAATTTATATGTAGCTTCATTCCAAGTACCACTAAGTTGAGTATAAGTTTTTCTATTAGTACTAAGACTTCTAACTGACTTTTTATTGAATGTATAGTAATCCCAAGTTCCGTGTTTGTTCAGCCAAGTTAATCTGATACCCTCATAACCTCTTGCGTCATCACATATTACATTAAATCTATATGTTTGTCCAATTGTTGTAGAAGCACTTTCAGTTTTAACAGTATAATAAGATACATTAGCTTTATTTGTATTCCAAGCAGAATAACCTGCTCCTGTAAAGTTTGCAGGGAAGCAACCAATAAAAACTATTTTATTCATAGACAAAGTAGCTGTTGCTGAACTTGTAACAGCTACATCAAATGTTCCTAAACTTGCTCCTGAGCTATTAAACATTTCCACCTCAGCATTTACAATTTTAGGACAAATAAAAGAAGAAAAAATATCTAAATCTGATAAGAACGGCAAAGTTCCATAATCAGTTATTCTAACATATTGCGTTAAAGGTGCGTCTGATAAAGCACCTCCACTAACTCCTGTTACTAGACCTACTGTTGTATATCCTGCTGCGTCTAAATCGTAACCAAAATTACTACCACTTGTTGTTAATACATCTATATAATCTACAACTCCATTGTATAAAATATACTGCTGAGTACTTAGACTCATAGAAGCATCTTCTGCTACAAAGTTTGGAAAAGCTGCGTCTGCTCCTTCGTACTCTATTGCAAAATCTATTTGAAACCACTTTACTGAATTAACACCTAAAGCAGATTTATCTACTGTATGTAGACTATGATAATTTGTACTACTATAAGCAGCACCTTTAAAAGTAGAAATAACACCACCTGCGTCTGTACCTGTAAAATCAGGAGTTACATAATTTTTAAGAATTGTACTGAAATCAAATATACCTACTTGTGCTGCATTGGGTGTAGTTTTAAAAACTCCTATCTGAACGGGTGTAGCACTATCACTATAAACATTTACATAAGCTACATATTTTACTTTTGATTTATCAGCAACTATTGTTGTATCTTCCTTTATTACAAATATAATATCTTGCTCTGCTGCTACTGTGTTGTAAAGAGGTTTCTGTTGTAATTGTAATGCCATTTTTTTTATTTTACTGTTGTTAAATTTTCTATTATATCTTCTTTCACGCTTTTTAACATTTCACTTCCAAATTGTTTTAATCCAAGACCTAAAGGTTTTTGAAAAAAGCTTATACCTTGCTTTCCGTATAAGTAAATCTTACGAGCTATAAGGAACTTTAAAGACTTCCTAGACAAGAACTTCCCTTTAGCATCACGAGGTGCAATACCCCTTCTTACAATCCATTGGTCAAGACCTTTAGTTAATCCTCCATCTCTTGTTTTACCATAGCTAAAAGGTGATGTCTTTTTCTGCCCTTTATAATCTACAAAACTTCTTTTCTTTTTTGTTCCTGAAACTCCTTTGTCAATAAACTTTCCATAGTCTAGCATACTGAACTCTACACTATATCCTTCTTGTGTTTTTACTACATTGTACTTAACACTATTTAATAGCTTACCTGTAACAACTTTATCTCTCCTTTTAAGGTTTCCCTTAGCACGATTGACTACTTGTTTACCAAAACTATTTAGATAGCGTTCTAAGTTCTTCATTATACACTAGCAACAAAGATTTCTACATCACAATCTTCAGAAGCTCTTGGCTTAACTTGAATACTTGTTATATCTTCTAATGTAGGGAAGTTAGGTGTTGTATCTGCTTCTGCTATTACTGCTGTATCTGCTTGACATAAGATATGTGAAGTTCCTCCTGTCATTACAACTTGATAGTTAGTATTTTCTGTTACAATTGCTATATCCAAAACTCCTGTTGTGCTTAGGTTTGTTACTCTAATATACTTACAATTTTGTAAGTCTAAAGCTCCTGCACTACCATATACATTACTGTTGAATGTTGCTATTGTAGTTGTTTGAGAATGAGGACAAGTTACTAATCTTTCAAAAGTATCTGTAATATCTGATACAGTTAGTGTGTTTGTTGAACCTCTTTTTGCATTATTTAAAATAATACTTTCGGTTACTGTTACTGTTAAATCTGCCATTTTATTTTTTATTTATTTGTTTTAATTTATTAATTGCCCATTCTATTCCTGATGTACCACCCCAAGCATCCCACATTATACCACCACAACCTTCTGAGTAAGGTACGTCTTTATGCTGTTGGTGTCTTTTAAATGATGCCATACGAGCAATAGTGTCTCTACTTATATTTTCTCTATTTGCTAATTGTGCGCTTCTTGTCCAACCAACTCTTGTTCCACAATCACTTCCATTTTCCTCTTTCCATTTCCTAGCTCTTTTAGCATTGTTAGTAGCACTTTTTGGATAATCATTGTAAGTTTCTAGCTTTACACTTATTTCTTCTAACTTATCTAATAATTCATCATATTTCATATCTTAATATTTTATTTAAACTACAGGTATTGTGCAAGTCTGAAAGTCATTCTCAGCTTCTACTGAAATTGAGAATACAAAACCTGTTACATCATTGTCAAATCGTTCTGTAAAAGGATTTAAAGTTTCTCCTACTGAACTGAAATAGATAGGTACATTAATATCGTCCATAGCTTGTGATTGGTATTTACTATGTCTTAACATTCCTATTATATCAACTGAATTACTAAGGCAATCTGACAATACTTCTTTTTCATTTGTTTTATTAACTGCTGTTGAAGTAGTCCAATCATCTTTTATACTTACTAAATCCATTATAAAGATCTGAAAGTTAAATGTTAAAGAACTTTCATTAGCTTGAACGCTTGTTGGATTGATGTGCATTAAAGGATATTTTGTATTCTTTTCCAAGTCTACATCATAAATATCGCCTGTTGTTACTGTTGCTATTTGTTGGTGCTTATCTCCTAGCTCTGCAATTACATCAATTACATTCTGATATGTTTTATTGTTAATCATTTCTATTTACTGTTTTAGTATCGTTCAAATCTGTTTCATAACTCAACCAAGTTAAGCACTCATAAAGATTGAGTTTTGTTATTTTTTCTAAGTTTACTATTTCACCATTTGTTAGTCTATACATTACACCGAACCAAGACCATTTGTTTGCAAAGTCCTCGTCTGCGTTTCCTCCACTATCTTCTCCGTCTGTTCCATTAAATATGATGGCATAGTCAGCAATAGTTTTTTCACGAAATGCCAAAAAAAAACCAACGCACCCTGTACATCTTCTGCTTTCATCTGTTGCATTTCTCCTGCCCTAAGCCGTAAATCTCCATCATACGCTTGTATTGAATAAAGTCCTTTTTTCTTTTCTACTACAGGTCTGTACAATATTGCCATTATTTCAGCTAAGTTATTTTCTATACCATCTTTTATCATAACCTCTAAGTCAGCAAATTCACCTAAAGTAATATCTGATAAGTCAGGGTGGAAGCCATACTCTACACCATCAATTTCAATTAGGTTTTTAAGAGTTGTATCTGCCTTTGCTTGAAGCTCTGATATTTTACCCATAATACCAACTACATCACCTAATGAAAGTTGCGATACTAATTTTCTAGGAATATCTGACATTGAAGTTATAGTTTCAAAAGCTTCTTCACTTTTTGTTGTTTCTTCTAAAGCTATAAGTTCTGCCCACTTTTCAAGAGTTACATCTGACCAACTATCAATCAAATTAAATGTTTCTTGCTTACCTTCCTTTTTTATTTTGACTTTCATACTATATAATAGAATTTTATTGTTTTTAGTTTACTGCACAAAATAACGACCTGAGTTTGGATTGTCTAAGTGAAAAATTACATTGTAACGAACACCATCAATTGCGTGATTGTAATTATCTACATAAAGTTTAGAACCCTTATCAGCGTATATATAATTATTTAGCTCTTTGGCTATGTTTGTACTCTCAGGAGTTATAATTAATTCATAGTCTTGCATACGAGTTATCCCACTTTCAACAGTTCCTTTTTTTACAGGTTTTATGTTTACTCCTAAATGTTTAAGGTCTGCAATTAGTCTTGGTTCTGCTGAATCTGCTATGATAAGTTTATCACCTACTTTGTCTAATATAATTTGAGCCAACTCATTTGACTTCAATCCGTTCTTATAGATATGTTCTTTTAAATATATCTTACGCTTCTTTTTATCAATAGCTACTTCTGTTAAGCTATCAGGGTCTACACTAAAACCAAAGTCCATTCCACAAGAAGTCTGTAGTCCATCAGGATTAAATTCACCTATACTCCAATTCTCAAAGACAACTCCTTCTGCTTTATCCAACCACCCTCCTAAGATTTTGTGCTGATACTTTTTAAAGTTCCTGTGCTTTATACTCTTAATACGCTCTAGGAAGCTCTGTGAGAGGTTTTCTATATTGTCTAGGTAGTTAGTATGTATATAGCATACATTGTCCTTAAAGCCATTAAAACCACCTTCTACACCTTTGTCCTCAAAAAACCTTTTATATATCCAATGCTCTTTAGTTACAGGGTTTAATATTAATACTACTCTATTGTGTATATTCTTTTCCCTAATACTTAAATCAATTGTATCAAAGATATTCTCATCAACTAATTCCTCAGCTTCATCTAATACCCAAGTGCTTATTCCCTGTAATGACTTTAGACTTGCTGTTTGATTTCCTGCTGAGGTTCTAATACCTCTAAATAATATATCTGATTGATTGCTTGTATTTAATACTTCTGATTTATTAATACTAAATACATCATCAAATCCTAAAAGCCCTATCTTTTCCAAGAACTCAGGAATGATTGATAAGTGAGCTGAAGTCATAGTGTAACGAGTAAAGAGTATTCTTATCCCTTTAGTCATTGTAAGTAAAGTAAGAAAAACTGTAGCAGCAAAAGACTTTCCTGATCCTCTACCTCCTGTAATTATAAAGTACCTAGCGTCAGATGAAAATAATGGATTGTATTTCTTATTCAGTATCAGTTTCAACAAATGTTATAACAGGCATATTAATTGCTTTATCACCTGAAGTTATATCTACTCTGTTTGTTTCATTCCAACCTAACCTAGTCTTTGCAGCGTGTATTACAACTGATGGTACTTTATCCTTTACACATTCATAATATTTAGACTTAATAAAATCTTGTTGTATGTTTTCTATTTCTTCAACCTTAGCTGCAAATTCCTCATCTTCTTTTAGCCACTTATAAAAGTTTGTTCTGCTTAGGTCGGTTGCTTTTAAAGCAGTTGTTATTACTCCTAATGAACTTTCTAAAGCTTTGAGTAATCTCTCTTTGTTAATCTTTGTTCTATTCTGTTCCATTCTTTATTGCTTTTTGTCCTGTAAATTGTTCCCATCTTTCTATTATAACATCACAATACTTTTCGTCTAATTCCATTCCGTAACATTTTCTTTTAAGTTTCTCTGCTGCTATTAGTGTTGAGCCACTTCCAAGAAAAAAATCTAAAATAATTTCATTTTTTTCACTACTACTTTTTATTACTCTTTCACATAAAGGAATTGGTTTTGGTGTAGCGTGTCCTCCCTCGTTTCCTTTTCTTATATGTCGGTCAAAGTGCCATACATTGTTAAAATTATCGTGTGTATTATTAAAGTATGCTCTTGTTCCGTAAAAATCTTTTTTTAATTCTTCATATTCTTTTTTTAATTCTTCATATTCTTTTTTTAATCCTTCTGTATTTTTTGTTTTTAAATACTTTCTTAAATCATTATAGTTTTTTTCTGTTGGAAAAGTCCACTGTGATTTACTCCACCAATGATTTACAGTTCTTCCGTCTTTATACCCTAAAGCAGTAGCGATTTTTTTATCACTTTCATTAAATTTTTTTATTTCTTTTTCTAAATATGTTCTTATTGGTTCCCACTTGTCAAAATAATTATCTGCATTATTATTAAAACCCTGAACTCCACACATAACAAATAAACATTTTTCGTCTGCTATTGCATAGCTTCTTGTGTTATCAGAATTTTGACCCTGACCGTTTCCCTTATCCCAAGTAATAAGATTTCTAAAAGTTGCTTTTTGTTCTTTTATATATGGTTTTAATATTTCTGAATAAATATCCATAAGAGGTTCATCTATACCCCAACAGTAAAAACTTCCGTTATCTTTTAAGTATGTAAATTGTAAAGTTATCCATTCTTTGTTAAAATTCAATAAGTCAGAATAATTAAGATTATCATTTAACACTCCGTCATTTTCTTTCTTCATTCCATAAGGTGGGTCATTGTGTGCTAAGTCTGCTTTTTCCCCATTCATTAGTTTCTCTACATCATCTGAGCTTGTGCTATCTCCACACATTATTCTATGCTCTCCTAGTTGCCAAATATCACCACGCTTTACTTTGCTTTCTTTTACTTCAGGTATTTCATCATCTTCTATTAGTCCTGCTTCAGCTATTTTATCATCTTCATTTTCCCATACATCTAAACCCCATTCAGCAAGTTGTACGCTATCCCATTCATTAGCTAACATATCCCATTCCCATTCTCCAAACCCTACATTGTCTTTAACTATAAATTCTTTCTTTTGTTCTTCAGTAAGTCCTTCTGCTACTTCAATCCATACTTCTTTTAGTCCTGCATCTTTACTTGCCTTCAATCTCATATTGCCACCAAGCACCATCATATCTTCATCAACTACAATAGGTCTTAGCTTTAACATCTCAGGAAAATCCTGTATTGACTTCACTAGCTTTTTAAATTTATCGTTTTTTATTATTCTAGGATTGTCAGGGTTTCCCTTTACTTTACTTATCTTAACTTGTTGTTTCATAATGTAGTGTCTTAGTATATAATAGAATTTTTGTTTATTTATTTAGTCAAATGATTCATTGATTCCTCTTTCGCCTACTAGCTTTTCTTTTGCTCCTGCCCAAAGTTTATCTCTTTGCTTACTTAGACTTGGTTCAGTTCTTTTAAGATTAGGCATACCTTCTGTTGGTTTGCTATCCATATATTTACCACAACTACATTGAGCTTCTTTACATACCCACTTTTTATCTCTTAGGACTATTGTAGCTTTGCCAACTTCTTTTTCTTCTTTACCACATTCGCATTTATATAATGTCATTTCTTTAGTTTATCTAATTCAAACTCTAAATGATTAATAGCTTTTTGTATGCACTCAATAGGACTTTTATGTTTCCTTTCAGCTCTTAGTAAGTAAGTAACAGCCGTTCCTGTATTGTAGCTGAGTTCAAAATCTTCTATAACTTTACGAGCTTCATATCCATATCTTATTCCTTTATAGTAGCTTGGTATTCTATTGTCTTTCATTTAGGTTATTTATGTTATCAATTAAATCTTTATTGTTTCTTATTGCTATCTTATTTTCTATAATTGTATTTACAAGTAATAGTATTATAATAATTGCGATTATTATTGCTAGTGTTATCATTTGCTTAATAATTTTAAAAGTTGATGAGGTGTATATATTCTGCTATCACCATCATAGTTTTCAAAGATACAAGTAAAATTGTCATCTTCCCAAGTCCAAAGACTTCTGACATTCTTTTTAATATGACTGTTTAATACCCACTTGATTGTTTTGTAAGTTCTTTCCATATCTATTGTTTAAGTTTTAAATACGCTAAGGGTTCAGAAAAAAAATAAAGAAATAACCACTTTGTTATTTTATTAAGTTTAGCCCTTAGCATATTCATTATATAGTTTTTTTATACCATCAAAGCAAGTTGAAATACAAGAGCCACAATTAGTCCTGACATTGTAGTTTGTATTGTATATTGTGTTATATGTTTCAATCATCCTCTTTTTAGCTGCTTGGTCTTTTGCTCTGCCTGTTCTTAAGTCCTTCCACATATCTAATATCTCATCTACTATTTCCTGTGGTAAAGTATCAGGAGTTTCTATCTCAGTTGTCTTTTCCCATTTCTTCTGACTACAGCCCATTGGTGCTAGTCTTGCCTTGATTTTCATAAAACAGCCACAGTCCTTGCAAGTTCCTGTAGGTTTAAAATAATAAATACAACCCTTACAGATAGCTATTCTATCTTCATAGACTTCATTAGGTACAAAAAACTTATTCAACTTCTTCTTTTATTTTAGTTCTTACTTTATCTATTGTAGTAAAAAGACTATTCCTGCTTATCCCTGTTTTCTTTGCTAAACTATCAAGCGTGTTCCCTTCATAGTAGTATAGTTTAAATATCTCCCTATCATACCAATAATCTAAGCTGTCTAATACTTTGTCTATCTTTTCTAATTGCTCATATTTATAAACTTTTGAAACTTCTTCAGGAATATTGTAAATACTTTTATGACTGTTATATTCATTCGTGTAATAAGTAGCGTTACTTGTAAGCTCATCAATATTTTTGTAATACTTATTGTAAGTGTAATAGAACTTACTTCTAGGACTTGTAAAGCTTCTTCTTAAAGCAACTGCTCCATATCTCTTTAATCCTAATGATCCATCTTTTTCATAAATTGAAGTTAATGTTGCTTGGTTCATTTGCATAAAATATAACATCAATTCCTGCACAGCATTATCAATTTCGTTTTCATCTTTAGTAAAAGCAAAAGACATTGTTTTAAAATCACTTCTTAAATCTGCAATAGCTTGATAAATCTTATTCATACATTCTTTCTAAGTTATCTATCTTGTCTGCAACTTCGTGTACCAACTCATCTAATACAACCCTATAAGCTCTTATGATTGAAGCATTAGTTTTAGTTTCTATTCCTGCAAAGAATCCACTTGTTGCAACTGATAAGTTTATAGGTATAATCATCAACCAAGAATACCAATTATCCTCTTTAACTCCTGAGCCATATCCGTTATGGTATTCAATAATGGTATCTATAACATCTAAATAATTATTGTATTTTGCTTTAGTGCTTACATCTTTTGCAAACTCCTTACACATAGTTACATAAGTTTCAATGATATTTTTGTGTTCTTCACTTGCATAAATAGTTTTAGTCATACGGCAAACTTATTAAAAAAGCTTACTCAATTCCTTTTTCTTTTTTTAACTTTTCAACAAGTGATTTGTAATAACTAATCTTTTCTTCGTATTCTATCCTAGAAATCTTTAAAGTTGTGTGTTTAGCTAAGTATTGTAATTCTTGCGCTGTACCTTCTCCATACTTTCCATCTAAAGCTAGACTAAATTTATACTGTTCACCCCAAGCATATACATTACATTTAACGCATTGTACCTGACAATTTTCTTCATCAAAACGAGTTGATAGATGTTTCCTGCTTTGAAAGTGTCCGTTCTGCATACCTTCTTTATAGTGCCTTACTATTCCACAGGTGAAGCATTGGCACATTCCGTATTCGTTTGCTTCCCTAAGTCTAATGTAAAGACTAAACCACTTGTCAAGTTCCTTTTTTAATTTACTGACTGTCTTTTTCATATACTCTTAATTAAATCAGCTACTAATTTCCAATCCTGATCTGTGCTTGTATCTTTGTTTTTATATAATTCACGCAAAGAATTTAAAGCGTCATCAATTTTATGTTTTTTGGTTCTATTAGACTTTTTAATTTTTATAGGAAGTCTATCTGTTAAATCCCATTCAATTACATTCATACCTGTAATTTTACACTTTCTATTTTGAACTTCATAAATAACACCTAACTCTCTCAATTCGGTAAATCTTGCTCTTGATTGACTTATTTGATTTTCTTTAGTAGTCATTGTTGCAAAAGCTTCTCCACTTGTACAGGGTGCTTTTCTTAAAATAGCTTCATAAACTTTAAATCTCATATTAGATAAAAGTCCTTCTGACTTTATTTTATTATAACAGTCTATTGATGTTTGTCTTGTTTTCATTCATTTTCAAATTTAGTAAAGAAAATTGCTTCTAAAATACAAGCTATAATTATTATTCCCCATACGATTATTAATATTTTCATTTTAAAAAATCTAATATCATTTCATAAAATTCTGATTCGTTATTTTCAGTCCATTCTTGTATCTGTTCTTCAGTAAGTTCTTTTCCATTTTCATCTTCTGCATAACTGATAAAAGCGTCGCAAAAATCAGGATAATCCCAAGACTTTACATCTTCTAATTCATAATCTGTTAATTTCATTTTAATAGTTTTATTGGTTCTTGATACCATAAGGTCTTTCCTTTTGGCTTTCCTAATGTATGTACTTCATAGTAGGCATTGTCTACTAACTTCTTTTGAGCATATACCCACTTGTAAAAAGTTCTGATGTTTAAAAAGGGTTCGTCTTTACCAAATCTTACTCCCTGTCTAAATGCGTCCTGTACTTGGTTAAAAGTCATATTGCCGAAACGCTTTTCTTGTATTAAATCCTCAGCAAATATTTTACTAAGACTTGCTAAAGTTTGAGCGTCTGATCTGTGTCCTATTTCAACTGAAGTCTTTGCAACTAAGTCTAGGACTTTTTCAGTTAATTCTTTTAGGTTTTCTTGTTTTAGTGGTTTCATAACCTGCTTTTTATTATTTCTTGTATTTGTTCTTCTTCTAAGTAAGTGTCGTCCTCACCATAATATTCTATATGTGTTATGTGATTTGATACACTTATGGTTAAATTATATTCTATATTTTCTGCATAACCTTCTTCTCCTATATTTGCTCTTGTTACTAATTTTCCTTCAGGAGTTAAATCTATTAAATTTGGTAAATTCATAATTTTTTTTTAATTTATAATAATTCTTTTGCTTTTTGCCATTCATTAATTTGAGCGTCTAACTTAGACATTGTTTTTTTATTAGACTTAGGTTTATCCCATTTCTTTTGATTGTTAGCCCAAGTCTTTAGTCTGAGCTTTGTACTCCAAGTTTTTTGTAATTCAAATTTCATCTTAGATTTTGACTTATTTGGCTCTGTCCAATAATCTATAAATCCATTTAAAATACTTTCTTCATAATCAAAAGACAAAACCTCAAATATAAATTCATTACGCCTATTAGATATATTATTGTTATTGTTATTCTTATTGTTATTCTTATTAATAGTTTGCGTTTTTTTAACAACTAGTTTTGCAGTTTCTTCACAACTAGTATTGAAATAACTTAACAACTTGTTTTCTATTATTTTAAAGTGTTGCTTTGCAGGAATACCAATTACTTTAGTTTCTATAATTCCTAATTCTTTTAATCTCTTAATTGCTTTTCTTTGCTGATGAGATGTCAAACAAGTATCTTCTTCTATATTCTTGGCTGTATTAAAAAACCACCCATCAGTCATTCCGTTAGCCATAAAGTATTCTTCTTTGCTAATTAGGTCAGCAAGTAGGACTGCCCCTTTCAATCCCACCTGCTTCGCTAATTGCTTGTTCACTATTAAAAAAGCTGAACTACTTAGTAAATGTTTCATATAACTTCTATTTCGTATTTATAATTTTGAAGGGCTAACTTACATAATTCAAATTTATTATAGAACTCTCTGTAAGAAACTTTTATATCTACTCCAAACTTACCACAACTAATACGGATAGTTGTCTGATGTTTTTCACTATCGTATATATCATTATCCTTTAAATATCTCTTTAAATGATACATATCTTTAAAAGTATATTTTGCGTCTTTAATTTCTGAATAAGCATTGTAA